CTCGGAAAGGACACCAAACGCAGCCATGTCTCCAAGGCGTATTCTTTCAAGAAGTGCTTTCGTTTCTTCAGAAGAACTAGTCATGGATATTAGACCTATTGCTTTGCTGACTTGGCTTTTTCATGTTGGTGTCTCCGAGGCAGGGATTCAAAAGCTTATTCAGCTTCGTATTCAATATACAAAAACGGACGCACGCTGGGATGGCATGCATCTTGACAACAGGCTCCAGTTTGCGCGCTGGCTGTATCTGACTGGCAAGATCTCAGGCTGAGAGGCTACACTTGGGCCATGAGCAACTTTGTCCACCTTCATACTCACAGCGAGTACAGCCTTCTCGATGGCCTGAGCAAGCCGCGTGCCATGGCGGAGCGAGCCTCGGCCCTTGGACAAAAGGCCATGGCGATTACCGACCATGGCAACATGCATGGCGCGATTGTCTTTTACGATGCGTGCCATGCGGCTGGCATCAAGCCAATCATCGGCTGCGAGGTCTACACCGCAGAGGCTGGCGACAAGGATGCGGGCCACCTCATATTGCTCGCGGCCGACAGCACTGGCTACAGGAACCTGAATCAGATCGTGTCGCAGGCCAGCCTCACGAACTTTTATAGGAAGCCGCGTGTGAGCCGAGAGATGCTGGCCTCTTGGCGAGAAGGCATCATCGTGCTGAGCGGCTGCCTCAGGGGAGACCTTGCGCAGGCCATTATCAATGGAGGCGACCCCATCGAGGTGGCTCGGTGGTATCGCGACATTTTTGGCGACAGGTACTACATCGAGGTTCATGACCATGGAATCCCAGCTCAAGCAATAGTAAAGCAGGCCGCTGTCGAAATTGCAAGGACCGTTCGTTCTAGAATTGTTGTCGCTCAGGATAGTCATTTTGTAATGAAGGGCGACGGGCAGGCGCACGAGATGCTGCTTGCCGTGCAGACAGGTGGGAGGCTATCTGATCCGGGACGCTTCAAGTTTGAGGGCACAGGCTTTCACATTACCTCAGAGGCGGAGATGCTCGAAACATGGCCTCGCGAGTGGATTGAGGAAAGCGGCCGGATTGCGGACAGATGTGACCTGAAGCTAGAGCTTGGCAAGCAGGTCTTTCCAAAGACACCGGGCGTAGGCGATGATGAGCAGGGCACCCTAAGGGGACTTGCATATGCTGGCGCACAGGAGCGCTATGGGAGCCTCGCACACAAGGAGCGCCTAGACTATGAACTGGAAACTATTAGTCGCAATGGCTTCACTCGTTATTTTCTTATCGTTGCAGACATATGTCGGTACGCCAGAAGTGTCGGGATCAGGAATAGCGCACGTGGATCTGTTGGTGGCAGTCTTGTTGCTTACTGTCTTGGTATTGTGCCTGTAGATCCAATGAGGTTCGGCCTGTCATTTGAGCGCTTCTTAAACGATGGCAGAAGCCCAGACATTGACCTCGACTTTGAGGATGCAAGGCGAGGCGAGATCATTCAATATATTGCAGCCACCTATGGGCACGACAAGGTAGCGCAGATTGTCACGTTCTCTGAGATTGGTGGGCGCACGGCATTGCGCGATGTAGGGCGTGCACTGGGCATCGGCTCCGCTCAGATTGATGTATTGGCCAAGTCTGTGCCACTTGGAAGGCGCATTGAGGAGGCACTTGAGTCTCCGGCACTCAAGGCAATTGAGGGCAGCGACCTCATGCGCTACGCACGGAGGCTTGAAGGCACGATCAGGCATGCAGGCAAGCACGCGGCAGGTGTCGTTGTTGCCGACAGACCGCTGGTTGAGCGGGCGACACTGATGCGTGACAGTGCAGGCGTGATGCCGATGGTGGGCATCGACATGGCGAGTGCCGAGCGTGCTGGCCTTATCAAGTTTGATCTGCTGGGACTTAAGACACTGAGCACAGTGAGCCGTGCAGTGGACCTCATTGAAGAGCGCCACGGGCCTATGGAGCCGAGCATTGACAGGATTCCTGAAGATGAGACCCGTGTCTGGGAAATGCTTGGGCGCGGAGACTCAGTGGGTGTGTTCCAAGTAGAAAGTCCCGGAATGCGGCGCGTCCTCAAAGAGATGAAGCCTGCACGAGTTGAGCACCTGCAAGCAGCGGTTGCGCTCTACCGGCCGGGTCCGATGGATAGCATCAAGCCATATTGTGAGCGCAGGCATGGGAGAGAACAGGCCACGTACTTGCATCCTGCTCTTGAGCCAGTATTGAGAGACACATATGGCCTCGTGGTCTATCAAGAGGCAATCATGCAGATTGCGAATAGAGTTGCTGGAATGACTCCATATGAGAGCGACCAGTTTCTAGGAGCAGTGCGCAAAAAGAATCCAGAGAAGCTACGTATCTATGAGCCGAAGTTCAAAGCGGGACTAGAGGCCGCGGGTCTCAGTCGAGAGCAGATCGACAAGCTCTGGGCGGAGATCGTGCCATTTGCGAACTATGGCTTCAATCAGGCGCATGCTGCCGCCTATGGATGGCTTGCGTATCAGACGGCTTGGCTCAAGGCAGTCTGGCCACAGGAGTATTACACGGCGCTTCTTACTCAGGACTCAGCGGACCCTGAGCGTATGGCAATCATCTGCCATGATGCGCGGCGGCTCGGAGTGAAGATTCATGGACCAAGCGTCAATGAGAGCCTCGCAGACTTTAGCGTTGCAAGTGGTGGCGGCATCCGCTTTGGACTTGCTGCAATTAAATATGTGGGAGTGGCTGCACGAGAGGCAATTGTTGCGGCAAGGGCAGGCGGGCGGTTCACCAGTGTCGAGGACTTTAGGGGGCGAGTGACAAAGCGGGCGGTCAATAGCCGTGCACTTGAGAGCCTTGCCAAGGCCGGTGCATTTGATTGCCTAGGGAACAGGAGGCATGTGCTGGCAGCCCTTGGCATTGAAGCGAAAGATATGATTGCTCGGCTCTCATTAGAAAGGGAGGTCATGGGGCTGGCCGTGAGTGCCGATCCATTGGCCGCATGGGACTTTGTCGCCTTGGGGCGCGACACGACACTGGCCGAGGTCGGACCATTGCTCGACGAGGAGCTGTCGCCACAGTGCGTCGTGGCTGGCGAACTAATGGAGCGGCGAGACATCACTACCAAGACCGGGAAGCCGATGGCCATTATGATGCTGCGGGATGAGACGGCGACTGTCAGGCTCAGCGCATTTAGAGAGGCCATTGGCCGCTCGGGCCATGTACTGGTGCCGGGCAAGATCATCATGGCTCTGGCCACTCCAGATCGCTGGCAGGGCGAGGATAGCCTGCTGCTGTCCCAAGCATGGGAGCCAGACGCGGGGCTTGACATGGAGGCTGGATCCTAGTATGATCTAGGCTGGCCCACGGGCCAAGAAAGGAAAGAGACCGATGGCAACAGCCGCAGCGGTCAAGGCACCAGAGAGCAATCCTGAGGAGGGGCTGTTCTTCGCCAAGACCTTCAAGAACCCGAAAGGGGAGTTCACGCTCGTGCTCGATAACTACGAGCTTCGAGAGCACGTCAAGTACGGCACGAGCATCAGCCTGCGCTTCAAGATCGCCGACGAGGGTGAGTTCGAGGGGCAGTTCGTGAGCCTCACGATTTGGCCAAGCCCGAAGACGAAGCGGCTTGAGCCTTCGTATGGCGCGAAGCCGAATAACTTTGCTCGCGTGCAGATGGCGCTCATGGGCCGCAAGCTCAAGGACGGCGAGCCGGTGAACTTCAAGACGCTGCTTGCCTCAGGTGCGAAGATGCGCGCCTTTGTCAAGGAGGACGTGAAGGAAGACGGCAGCCGCTGGCCGAAGATCGACGTAGAGACCATGGAGCACGTGGCCTAGCACGTTCCTTCTCACATACGGCTACTTCAAAAAGGAGGAAGGGGTCGCGGGGGCGGCCCCTTACTTATCATGGGTAACTTCTTTGATCGCGCGCTAGAATATGTTGGGCGTGGGTGGTTCGTGTTTCCCGTCTGCTGGCCGAATGCAAGTGGCTCATGCGGCTGCGGGCGTGGTCATGAGAAGGGCGGCAAAGCCCCATTGGCCGATGGTGGCTACAAGTCTGCGTCCATGGACCTCGACAGGCTTGAGGAGTGGGACAGGCGCTGGCCTGATGCGAACATTGGCATTGCTCTTGGTGTAAGCGGCCTGTTCGTCATTGACCTTGATGGAGAGGCTGCGGTTGCCGAGGGACAGAGCCTTGGTCTTGGTGCCACTGCTTGGACAGTCACCGGCAATGGGCAGCACTGGTACTACTCAAGACCGGTCGGGTGCCAAGTCACAAGGTCTACAGGTCGTGGCCAGAGTGGCAAGATCGACGTGCTTGCAGACGGCGGACTCATTGTGCCTCCGAGTGCCCATGCTTCAGGCAAGGCCTACCAGTGGGGTCGCACGCCTGAGGCCTGCATGGGAGACCTGCCTGAGCCACCAGCATGGGCGCTAGAGACCTTGGCCGCACAGGTCAAGGCTCGTGTGCCGGTGGCTATTGGTGTGGGAGAAGTGTCTGCCATTGCATTGCCTGAGCCTCCTAGTGGGCTAAGCGAGGCGGCCCTGCGTGTCTGGGAGGGCGAGGGCTACGCCGAAGACAGGAGCCGTGCGCTGAGCAGGCTCAGTATGTATCTTGCGAATGCTGGCATGGAGTCGGGTCAGATTGCGGGTGTGCTCAAGGGATGGGATGAGGCCAAGGGCATCGAGTCTGGGCGTGGTCCTAAGTATGCGGGTCGTGCCGATGGTGACATGCGCTATGGCACGCTTGCGACCTCTGCCAAAGAGAAGGTAAAGGCACGTCCACAGGGCGACACAAAGGCCACGATCTATGTGCGCCTGTGTGAGGAGTTTGAGGCGCGCTGGCCGGGGCACATGCTTGTAGATGAAGCATGGTACGAATACAAAGGCGGCGTATGGGAAGAGATCAAGAAGTACGCGATTGAACTTAAAGTGCAAGAACTCATGGGTGCACAAATGAGGCCCAACGTGGTCTTTGGTGTGGAGCGCATGCTTCGGGGCAGGCTCAGCAAGCCAGCCGATGTATGGAGCGAGGCACCTGAAGTGATCGTGTGCCAAAACGGTGCGGTCGATGTCGAGACGGGCCAGTGCTATGGGCATGATCCGAGCTTTTTGGCAAGGCACAAGACATCGTACTTCTATGATCCAGAGGCGACAGCCCCTGTGTGGGAGGCATTTATTGCCGACAGGTTCGCACCTGATGTGGCCATGTGGCTTCAGGAATTTGCGGGGCTGTGCCTCACGAATGACATGAGCCATGAAGTTGCTGTCTGGCTCTATAGTCCGCCGGGTGCAGGGAAGTCTACGTTTATCACTGGCATGCAACGGGCGCTGGGGCCTGCAAGGTCGGGTCGGCTCTCATTGGCCGACATGGTTCGGAATCCGAGGTTTAGCCTTGTGAACATTCCGGGCAAGACACTCCTCGTGGCGGCTGAGCAGCCAAGCACGTGGGTCGATTGCAGCGATGTCATCAATAGCCTGATCTCTGGCGATACAGTTTCGATTGAGGCCAAGCATCAGAACATCTATGACGCGAGGCCAGTCTGCAAGATTCTCTGGGGCATGAATGAATTGCCGAGGCTACAGTCTGCGGCAGATGGAATCTTCAGGCGCGTCAAGATCGTAAAGATGGCGGCCATCGAGAAGCTTGATCCACGCATCAAGGACAAGATTGAGTCCGAAGGCGCAGGCATCTTGCGCTGGGCAATGGAGGGACTGAGGCGGCTCCGGCTCAGTGGCCAAGGCCTAGGGGCGAGAGTGCCTGCATCTATTGATGCGGCAGGCATGGAGTTCCGGCGCTCCAACGATGTGGTGTCCTCGTTCTTTGATGAGCGGATTGAGCGCGATGGTCAGTTGCGGGTGCAGGCCCAAGAGCTGTATGATGCCTACAATGCGTGGTGCCTGCGTAATGGCTACAGGCCAAAGAGTAGAAATACCGTGGGCCAAGAGTGGACACGCATGGGGCTAGAGGCAAAAGTTTCTGGGGGGCGTACGTATTACATCGGTGCGAAGCTTCGCGACATGGGGCTTCCAAGGGAGGACGAATGATCCGGGCAATGCTTGTGGGGCGTGCAGGCGTAGGCAAGGACACGGTTGCTGCGTTCATGAAGAAGCACGCAGGCGAGCCAGTGGCCTTGGCCTCGCTCGCTGAGGGCGTGAAGCTTCAGGTCGCTGCCATGCTCGACATGGCAATCGACAAGTATGGCGTGCCACGCGCGAAGCTCTGGCAAGGCAGCGATGAGAGTGTGATGCGAAACGCAAATGAGTCGAGGAGTCTGCTCAGGCCAATATGGCAGTGGTATGGTACGGACTTCGTGCGGAGCGCTGATCCGGGCTTTTGGATCAGGGACTTGCATAAGCGCACTGGCCATGTGCAGAACCTCATTGTGACCGATTGCCGCTTCAAGAACGAGGCAGACTATGCGAGGCGCAACGGACTCGTGCTGCTGAGAGTGGCTGGCCCTGATCGGCGCAATACACCAGAGGGCGACCCGGTCCTGAGGCACGAGAGCGAGCGGCAAGTAGATGACATTGCTTGCCAGTTCGTGATCGACAACGGGTGCACGCTCACTGAGCTTGAGGATTACGTGGCGTCGGCGGTGCTGCCGTTTGTGCGGCTGCACTCATTCCATGGAAAGGAAATTGCTGATGGCTTTTGATGGTTTGCGCAAGAAGGTGTTCCTCGACAGGTACGCACTGAGGGCAGAAGACGGCACAGTGGTCGAGGCAACCCCCGAGCACATGTGGAGGCGCGTAGCCCGAGGCGTCGCGCAGGTCGAGGAGCCGAAGAATCGCGCCCACTGGGAGGATGTTTTCTATGGCGCGCTTGAGGACTTCAAGTTCGTACCGGGAGGACGCATCCTCTCGGGGGCAGGCACCGGCCATGATGTCACGTACTACAACTGCTTTGTGATCCCGAGTCCTGAGGATAGCCGCGAAGGCATCATCAAGAATCTCGGCATCATGGTGGATCTCATGGCACGGGGTGGTGGCGTGGGTGTGAACCTTAGTAGCCTCAGGCCTCGTGGCTCATACATCAAGACAGTGAACGGGCGCTCAAGCGGCCCGTGCTCGTGGGCGGAGCTGTACTCTGTCGCGACAGGCGACGTGATTCAGCAAGGTGGCACGAGGCGCGGTGCGCTCATGCTCATGCTCAATGACGACCACCCAGACATCGAAGAGTTCATTAGTGTCAAGCGAGACCTCAAGAGACTCAATCACGCGAACCTGAGTGTGTGCGTGTCTGACTCTTTCATGCAGGCAGTCAAGGCTGATGGGCCTTGGGACCTCAAGTGGGATGGCAAGGTCTTGCGCACAATCAAGGCCGCAGACCTCTGGGCCAAGATCTGTGAGAGCGCATGGGCCTCAGGCGAGCCGGGCCTTGTCTGGATGGAGCGCTACAACAAGCAGGCCCCGACGTATTACTACGAGAATATCATATGCGTAAATCCTTGTGGGGAGCAGGGGCTTCCTGAGTGGGGTGTCTGCAACCTTGGGGCACTGAACCTTGCTGCGTTTGTCAATGATGGGGTCTTCGACTTCGTGGGCCTCGGCGATGTCACGCGAAGGGCCGTGCGGTTCCTCGACAATGTGATTGATAGCACGGGCTATTGGTACGAGGAGAACAGGCAGGCACAGCAGGAGGCCACGAGGCGCATTGGCCTCGGCACGATGGGCCTTGCTGATGCACTGATTGCCCTCAAGATTCCGTATGGCAGCGATGAGTGTATCGACTTTATTGATCGAGCATATGGAACAATTGCAACGCATGCGTACAGTGCGAGCGCAGACCTTGCATATGAGCGCGGCTCATTTGGCAAGTATGAGCGTGAGGCGTATGCGCGTGGCTGGTTCATGACCAACGTGCTCGACAGGAGTGTGCGCGCGAAGATCCATGACCTCGGGATCAGAAACGCCGTGCTTCTGACGCAGGCTCCGACAGGTACCACGAGCCTCCTCGCAGGGGTGTCGTCGGGCATTGAGCCGATCTATGACTTTGTGATGAAAAGGACCGACAGGATCGGCACGCACATCATCAAGCATCCTGCGCTTGAGGAGTGGGATGCGCAGGCAGGCGAAGGCCAAGAGTCACGTGGCATGCCTCCGTGGCTTGTGTCGGCCAATGATCTGGCACCCGAGGATCACGTGCGTGTGCAGGCGGCAATCCAGCGATGGACAGACAGCAGTATCTCGAAGACATGCAACGCACCACGCTGGCACACGGTCAAGGACGTAGAGACTCTCTACATGATGGCCTATGATCTTGGGTGCAAGGGGATTACGTACTTCCGTGACGGATGTCGTGAGGGTGTACTGAGCCACGTTGAGCCGGAGCCAGTGCCAGTGCCAGTGAAGGCCAAGGTGACGAGGCCTCAGGTTCTTGGCGGCAACACCGCGCGAGTGACCACGAAGCTTGGCACGATGTTCGGCACCATCGCAACATTGGATGATGGCTCGCCCTACGAGATGTTCTTGAATCTCGGGCGCTCAGGCTCTGAGACTTCCACATTCATGGAGGCACTTGGGCGGCTTGTGAGTCTTGTCTTGCAGGTCGATGAGCAAGGCCCTGAGGCGAGGTTGCGTGAAGTGCGGAACCAGCTCAGGGGGATTGGTGGCGTGCAGACAGGCGCATATGGGCTGAAGATTCGCTCAGTGCCTGATGCAGTGGCCGAGGTCATCGACCTGATTCAAGGCTGGGGAGTCGAGGCAGACGTGTTCATGCCTGAGCTTGCGGGGCCAAGGTCGAAGGTGGCCGCAGACCTGTGCCCTGAGTGTGGCTCGGCAAGCCTCATTAAGGAAGAGGGCTGCTCAAAGTGCTATAGTTGCGGCTACAGCGCTTGCTAGGGAACTCGCGGGGGGCTTCGGCCTCCCGCTCTTTTTGGGAGGCATCTTATGGCTAGGCCGCAAAGCTGTCCGGGCGGGCAGCATCAAATCACTTGGTTCACGCCGAGCCTTGGCATGTGCACGGGGCATCCGTGTGTATGGCGCTACGACGAGGGGCGCGAAGGCTGGGGGAACCTCAAGGGAGACTGGGGGGCGACGGCCGTCGAACTTGGCAAGGCGTTGCATCTCTTAATGAATGAGCCGAAGCCTGTGGAGGCCGCCCCATTGCCACGGCCTTCATTGCCAATGCCTGATCCAGACAGTGGGCGAGAGCTGCTTGTGCAATGGCGTGCGAGCATGAAAGTCAGTCAAAGGCAGGCCAGCGTCTTGCTCAAGATAAGTCGTAGCTTCATCGCAGACATTGAGTGTGGTCGCAAAAAGCTTTCACCAAAGCTCTGGGAAAAAATTAGTAATGCCACACCTTAGTTTCAGCCAGCTCACCACACTCTGGGGTTGCCCGGAGAAGCACAGGCGCACGTATGTGCTTGGGGAGCGCGAGGCACCAAGCCCCGCAATCATCATGGGACAGGCCGCGCACTCAGGCATTGAAGGCGCACTGAGGGCAAGCCAAGGACGCATGCCATTTGGCAAGGCAGGCGTAGTGGCAGAGGTCGAGAGACGCTGGCATGAACTTGCCAAGGGCGTGGTCGATTGGAGCGACGGGCCAAAGAAGCTTGAGCCAGAGACGGGGCTGGCCTATGCCAAGGCCATGGCGCAGGCACTCTATGAGCATGCAGTCCCTGAGGTGAGGCGCGGCTCTACGCACTGTGAGTGGCGCTTTGATGAGGACATTGCTGGAGAGCCGGGCTGGACATTTACTGGGTCGATTGACCACATGCGAACGGTGTCGAAGCAGATCATCATTGATGACTGGAAGACAACAAGCAGCCGCTGGAGCCAAAGCCGAGCAGACGCCAGCCTCCAAGTCGATGCCTACTACTGGGCGGTGAGGCGTGCTTTTGGCAAATTGCCGTCCAAGTTTGTGTTTCATGTGGTGACTAGGCCGAAGCTCGTCAAGGGGCCGAGCGGCACGTTTGAGCTTGGTGAGTGCTCATATGATTCGTATGAGACAAGCCGAGAGCCGGGGGCAATTGACCTGTTTGAGAAGCGCATAGGCCTAGGCGTGCAGTACATCAAGCGCATGCATGACGCAGAGGCCATGTCTGATCCGAGGACCGACTGGGAGTATCACAAGTACTGCTCGTTTAAGAAGCATTGCACGCCGTGGGAGCTTGGCACGCTTGGGAACGTCATACTCTAATGCGCACGGCAAGGACTGGACCTGCGGATGACCTAGCAGACGGAATTGTCTACAGGTCCACGTGGGAAAGGAACATTGCTCGGTACTTGCGCTACATGGGTATTGAAGCCAAGTATGAGCCGAAGCGCTTCTATTTTCCGGGAAAGGCATGGAGCGAAAGCTACTTGCCTGACTGGCGGCTTATGATTGAGCCGCCACCGGGTTTCAGTGAAGTCTACATAGAACTCAAAGGGTGGCTCGACAAGAAGAGCATCAGGCGCTTGAAAAACATGCGGGCATACTATGGGAAGCGAGGCATCTTGTGTATACTTATTGATGAAGACTCTTATGCGAGGATAGAAAATGACTATGCAGAGCGGATCAATGGCTGGGAGGGAAGCTCCATACGAAGGCAGCGGACTTCAGTCGAACAACTCGGCGAAGGCCCCGTTTCAAGTGAGGGCGAGGCTCAATGAGGTCGATGCCCTAAGAGAGCGAGCAAAGGGCAAGAGCTACGAAAAGGTTGGCGAAGCACTGGGGCTAAGCAAAAATGGCGCGAGGAAAGCAATCTTACGTGGGCTGGAGATCCTCAAGACTGAGCGCGAGGACATTGTTGTCGAGTATGCAGGCGTACAGCTTGAGCGCATGAGGCTTGCACTTGAGGCAATCATGCCGCGCGTGGAGGCAGGTGACCTCGACGCAATTGAGACCATGCTCAAGATAGAGACTCGGACTGCGAGGCTCTTGGCTCTTGATGCACCGGCCAAGTACCCCGAGGATGCAGACGGAAGGCCGATCTTGCCGGGGGTCACAGTGAATATCGCACAGAGTCTCGACGGCCTAAGCGAGGCACAGCTTGAGGCACTAAGGCTTATTGGTGTTGGCGGAAGTGTAATTGAGCATGAAGGGTCTTACAGCAGCGCAGATTCGGGAAGAGGCGGAGAAGGCATTGGCACGGAAGAATCTCCTGCACTTTACGACAAGGACTAAGCCCGGCTACCAAGTAGGACGCATCCACTGGCTCATTGCACAGACACTGATGCTGGTGGAGGCCGGTGTGCTGGACCGTGTGGCAATTCAGATGCCACCACGGCATGGCAAAAGCGAGCTGGCCTCAGTGCGGTTTCCTGCTTGGTATTTGGGTCGGCACCCTGATAAGCAGTTCGTTGCGGCGAGCCATACACAGGACCTTGCCGATGAGTTCTCGGGGAAAGCAAGAGATGTCGTCAAGAATGAAAGGTGGCCGTTTCAAAGTGTGAGGCTCGCCGGGAATGCGTGGGCAGTTCGGAGATGGAAAGTCGAGACTAGGCAGCAGCATCGGTGGGCTGACCTTGGTGGTGTGTATGTTCCTGTTGGCGTTGGTGGTGGCCTCACTGGCAAGGGTGCTGACATACTAAGTATCGACGACCCGGTCAAGGACTGGGTGCAGGCCGACAGCGAACTCATTCGCGAGAGCCACTGGTACTGGTATCAGTCTGTTGCAAGCACGCGGCTCATGCCGGGGGCGGCTTGCATCATGACACTTACACGGTGGCACCAAGATGACATTCTTGGGCGTGCACTCAAGGTTGCGTCTGAAATTGCAAATGCGGATCAGTGGTTTGAGATCAAGATGCCAGCCCTTAGTGAAACAAATTTTGTTCATGCAGATATAAACGTGCCAGACAAGTTAGCAAATGAAGCAGGAATTGATGCAGGCCTTAAGGAGCCTGAGGTACTATTCAAGAAGCTATGGAGCCTATGCAAATGAAGCTGTCAGTGGTGCTGCACGACAAGGGGCCTGCACTTGATCCGGTGAGATGGCCAGAAGAAGATATGGAGAGGCGCAAGGCCTCTAGCGTGGGGCGAGTGTGGCGCAGCCTTTATCAGCAGGATCCTACTGACATTGATGGCAACCTGTTCAAGGAAGTCTGGTGGCAAATCTATGAGACGCTGCCGAGCTTCGTGCGGGTGTGCCTTTATGTTGACAGTGCATACAAGGCTGGAGTGAGCAGCGACTATAGCGTGGGCGCACTATGGGGCAAGTGCTACAATGGCAATGCGTGGCTCATTGATGTGAGGCGCGCGAGGCTTGAGTTTCCTGAGCTGGTCGAGTTTGTCATCAGCATGCGAGAAAAGCATATGAAATATAAGCCACCAGTAATTGTTGAGGACAGGTCATCGGGTCAGGCCCTCGTGCCGATCTTGAGGAAGCGCGGGGTACTTGCCATGCCGTGGAAGCACAACATCAAGGGCCTTAGGTCAAGCGCATCGAAGATTGCACGGATGGAGGCGATCACCCCGCTTGTGGAGGCCGGGCGTGCATGGATTCCGGCGCGAGCACCATGGCGAGACGACTGGCTGGCGGAGCATCGGGCCGTGCCGACCGGGGCGCATGACGACATGGTCGATACGACCGTCATGGCCCTCGATCACTTGCTCGGCACTGTGGCCCTTGAGGCCGGGCCGAGCCTCCCATTTCGCGACAAAGATGTGCCTGTGCTTGCCCCTATGGCCGCCGTCAAGAGGAGGCGCGACAGCGAAGAGGACGAGGAGCTAGAACGATGGCGGCAGGCTGGGCTGCTCTAGTGGCAGTGGGCCGGGGCCTTGTGGTGCTAGGGCTTGAGGCTCTAGTGACGGCAATGGCACTGGGCCTTGTGGTATGGGCGCTTGTGGCATGGGGGCTTCTGGCATGGCTGGTATGGGAGGCATGGGAGGTTGCTCTGGCGCTGGCAAGCTAGGCAGGGGCGGGAGTGGCTCGCTCAGGAATGAGGCCGGGGATGCAAGGCTCGTGGCTGGCGGCATGAGGTCCTTCTTGAGCTTGATGGACTCGCGAGTGAGCTTCACGAGTTCGCCGACACTCAGGCCAGCGAGGATGGCTTGGATCTCGCTGTCATTGGGCTTGTCGTAGCGGGTGAGCTTCTCAATGGTCTCGGCCTTTGTTGCGCGGGTGGCCCCAGCGGGCGGCCCTACGGCTGCGGTGACCACGCCTTTGTTGGCCACCATGAGGCTACTCAAGTCTGTTTTTAGCGCGTCGAGTTCCCCGGCGATTCCGAGCAATTTGCTCTTGCGCCCCACTTTGTCCATGATGCTCTGGTAAATCATTGTCTTGTCCTTGTTCTTTGATGTATGCCAATGCCGTGCTTCCACTAAGGAGCGCTGCGGTAAACGGGCCGTTGCGCCGCAGTGTGTCGAGGAGTGTACTTGAGAGCTGAAGGATCACTTCGTCTTCAGTAGGCTCGGAGCCTAGCCTGAGGCCGCCGATTGCGTCGTAGGCCGCGTGCCATGCCTCATGCCAGAGTGTGGCGCGCATGTGGTCTTCGGACTGCTCGGGATTGATGACCACATGGCCACCGATGCAGTCGGTCAGCCCCGCCACGACAAGGCCTTGTGCAGGGGCGTCTGGATCGGAGCTGATCTTTTCCTTGAGCATGATGTCGCTGCATGAGACTCGCCATGTGATGGGGCCGCAGTCAAAGGCAAGCACGTCAGATACTTTCATTGTCATAGTATTAGAGGGCCTTTATGGTGATGGGGTCTGCAAAAGCAGGCTCAAGGGCATCGGGGTTCACGAGCAAGTCAAGGTCGATGCCTTCAGCGGCTGCGAGCCTGTGGAGCCTACTTTGTGCTGGTGTGGGGGCGGGAGGCGGAGGCGGGGGCGGGGGCGTGTATGGCTCATGCGGTGCGAAGACGGGCTTGAGGGCTTCATCGACGACCGCGATATTTTTGAAGCCATAGACATGTGCGAGGGCTTCGAGCCTGTCGGCCACCGCGCATGCACGCTCTAGGCTCAGGCCCGGCTGTCCAAGTGTGGGGCATGTGTCGGGTCCTTCGGGCGAGGCAAACGAGACACGCCATAGGGCACGCTTGGCACGGGCCTCAAGCGCACTAAGAGTCTTCAGGTCCATAGGCTCTAGAGGCCTCCGAGCGTGGGGGCGACAGGTTGCCCCGAGCGCTGAGCACTAGAGGCCATATTCAGGCCACCAAATGGGGAGGTCTGCGGCGTGGGGCCACCGAGCGCTTGGCCGAGGGCCTGCTGGCCGCCGGGGCCTCCGCCCATGGTTGTGCCAAGGCCGGGGGCTGGCGTGCCGGGTGGCGCGATGGCCTGCATGAGGCTAGCCATCCCCGGTGCGCCGCCGGGAATGCCACCTTCGCTTGGTGGGATCACGGCGCCGGGCTGGCCGGGAATGAGGCCACGGGCCGCGAGTTCTTGCTGCAAGGCGGCTGGAGCGAGCGCAAGGTCTGCGGGACTAAGGCTCGTGAGGCCCTTGGCTGCTTCGACATCTGCGCGCTTCATCGTAAGCTCGGCGTCTTGAATGGCCTGTGCCGTGAGCCACTGCTGGATGTCAGGGCTGTTGAGGAACCGCTGGAGGAGTGCGGCGCGCCGATGGCGCTCAGGGTTCTCAAGGCCGAGCCAGCGACTGAGGATCCAGTCCTTGTCGATGTCGAGCCAGCCATTGGTGGTGGCCTGTGCGAGCTGGATGCCTATTTGGGCGGAGGCAGCATCGGCACTGTCGAGCTTCGGTGCGAGCTTCACGCGCACTCGGGCAGTGTGTGCCTGCGCGGGCGTGAGGCTAATCCAGCCACCGACCGCAGTGATCGTGCCACTGTCGCTCATCTCGTCGATGGCTCTGTACACGTAGACGGGCCTGTCGATGTATTCGACAATGCCGTGTGTGGCCTTGAGCACGTTCTCAATTGATCTGTTTTTGCGATTTACGAAGTTGCTGAGCTTCCGCTGGGCGGTCTGGATGAGTGTCACGAGCTGGAAGCCGCTGTTTGTTGCCGAGCCTGCCCATGCGGCTGGGTCGATTGTGTCGCGGCTCACGTACCTTGTGAGCAAGTCATGGAACTCAAGTCCAGCCCTGTATGCATTGAGGTCCGGCTGCACGAACGCGAGCCTTTCGCCGGGGGCAAGGCTGATGACACGGCCCGGCTCCCAGTCGATCTCGCGTGGCGTCATGGTGTCGGGGTCTACGCCGCCGGGCAATTGGCCTGCTGGACCCCACTCGTGCATGAGTACGAGCTGGCCGCGGCCGTAGCGCCGAATGGCAGTGGCAGCTTGGCTAATGGCCTCGTCGATTTGCCGCAAGATCACGAGGCTATTGTCGAAGAGGCCTGCGTACTTGTGGATGAGTGCGGGGTCACTGCCCGTGTCGCCGACGACGACCTCAAAGGGATTGCGGCCTGCTCCGTGCTCAAACGTGTCGAGGATTTCTACATCGCCGGGTTCGATCTGGATTACAGAGACGGGCAGGCTGCTCTGGCTGTCTGGGGCGCTGATCGCGATGTTTCTAGAGAGTGCATATGTGAGGTAGCGCCGATTGCCGAATGTCATGAAGAGCACGAGTGGGTCGTCACTCGGGCTGTCGGCGAGGCTCTTCGCATAGTCGCGTGCTGCCTTTGATGAGGGATACGCAGCGGCTACTTCAGAGATTGGCCTGTGGTACCAGTACACGACATTGGGGTGGCCGTAGAGCCTCGTCCATTCGTCGTCGTCGAACATGGTCTGAGGCGCGGGGCAATGCATCCTTAGGATCGGATTTGGTGCACCACGTGCCCATGAGTCCACTCGCTTGAGGTATGCACTGTCGGCCTCTTTGGGGTCTTGCTCTGGGAAGTCGCGCCAGTATTGCCGCGCCCAGACTACATAAGAGACGCCGCGGCCATAGGCAATGGCGTCGCCATCGACGAGGGCCTGCAAGTCATTGCCACCTGAGTCTTGATACCACGCGGCATCCCATTCTTCGACAGCAGAGGCATCGCGCTGCTTTGTCGGGCCGAGGCCATCGGGCAGGCACTCGAAGCGGGGACTCTCGCCGCTGATGATGCCGACGTATTCGCGCAGCAGTGTCTTGGCAAGGCCCGTGCGGACGATCTCGTGGTTAAGGCTGGCTTCTTCGCCGTTGGGGCCGACAGGATCAATCGCGTTCTCTTGATAGATCACGTCGCGGACTGCGACATCGAGGTCACGCCTCTCGCGCCATCTGTGCCACTGCGCACGAAACCACGAGCTGATCCATTCGGGTGTGGGCTTGGTTGTGCCCGGCAAGACAAATTTGCGCTGTGTACTCATTTTGATCGTGGGCCTCTCTTTTATGAAACGCGGGGACCATTTTTGGCGGCACACCACCCTTTTTAGAAAAGGCATGGGGCTTGGTACGGAATTGTAATGCTCAGTTTTAGGATTTTGCTGCGATTTTTTGTGGGTGAGTAGGGGGGATTTTGTACACGTGCACATCTTCAAAAGGTGTCCTAGCGAGCAGCCAGATTTGAAAATGTGCATATGCGCATAGTGGCATGGGGGCCGGTCGGCAGGGTAGTCTGGCCGCCGTGAGACCAAACCCTACCAGATCACTGTGGCGGGGTCTGGCCGCTTGCCAGATAGTTTCGGCGTCGCCCCGATCTCGACAGACGGGGCGACCCGCAGTGACGTACTGCGGCACACTGGAGCACGGCCAATGGCACGTGTAAGCACGGCGGATCTGGCGGCCCGGATCGACAACCTCGCAGCGGCCGTGACCGCGCAAGGTGAGACACTCGCGAGGATCGCCGACAATGGGGAGCGCCTCCTACAGGCGCTGGAGCGCATGGCAACACCCACGGTCGCACGGGTGATCGAGGGCAAGGTTTCCGTGGCGGCTCAGATCGGCAGGGCACAGGCTAAGGCGCTCCCGCGCAGGGTCGAGGGCACGATGACCCCGGTGGTCAATCTGGCCATCGGTGACCGGGTCAGGTTTAGCGCGGTCACTCGCACGACCGCAAGCGCGAAGATCATGTCCGTGGACGGCGACAAGCGCAAGGACACGGGCGCGGTCGAACCCATCGGGTCTGGCAATCTGGCCAGCATCGAGGGCGTGGTCCGGGGCATCGCGGGTAAGGTGTGTGTGACGGTCGAGGTCGCACACGGCGCGGGCAAGGTTCTCCAGATCTGGGTCCGCAAGGATCAGGAGATCGAGCGCATCGCGACCGCGTAACACACAAGGGCGGGCACGCAAGTGTCCGCCCAACACTCTTGCACACAGGGAGCATGAGCATGAGCATCGCAGTCACTCTCCAAACCGTTCCGTTCGACGCGGTCACGCTCGACCGCACGTTCGAGGACTTGACCAAGCGCGAACAGCGCCTCACGAAGTTGATCGACGATACCGAGGCGGCCTTGTCAGTGGCGAACGCGGAGGACTGGTTCAAGGCGAGTGTCAACAAGTTGGTGCAGCGCACGATGCACCAGAAGTTGCAGAACCTGCGCGCCAAGAGGTCCGACATTCGGACGCAGCGCGCCACCGTCAAGAATGTGCTTGACGCGGTGGTTGAGGCACACATCGAAGCCGAGGTCGTGCTCACGAAGGAGGGCAAAGCATAGCACGGAGCACACAAGGGCACGGCACGGGGCAGGCCGCACACTGCCCCACACACCCACACGGAGGAACGGCAATGGACATCGTCGGATACGGCCCCATGTTCAGGGACCAAGAGGACTTCGCGGCGGACGCTGAGTGGCGGAAGTGGGTCGAAAGCCCCCAAGGGCGCGAGGCATTGAAGACCCAGCGCGAAGAGGCACAGGCAGAGCACGAGGCCAAGATGGCTTCGTGTGCATCATACCGCTTGATGCAAGCCGAGATCGAGGCGGCACTGTCCGCCTCTGCGCCCGGCGAGTACGTCCTCGCTTCAGAGTGGCGACCGAACCGTTTCCGTTAGGCACCCATGCGGTTGGCAGATCCGCATGTAAAACTGCCACACACAAGGAGGCACAGGCATGAACGCTATTCTCGCGCAGTATCGCGGCGATGTGATCTTCACGTCGCCTGAAACGGCCGGTGCTCTGGGCCGGACGTTCGCCGGGGCGGACGTCGTGCTCGGTCCCGAAGGCACGGTGACGCAAGTCATCGTGCACAACCGCTTGGATGGGGTGCGCATCAAGCGCGCCATCTTGCGGCGACTGCGGGGACAGTTCGTAGCGGTCTCAGAGCGCCAAAGCCGCGCACTCTAGGCACCCATGCGGTTGGCAGATCCGCATGTAAAACTGCCACACACAAGGAGGACTTCACGTGCGTATCACTGTGGCAGATAGCGGGGCGGCCTACAAGGCCGTCTGCATGATGCACGAAAGTGCACGACGGTCGTTCGATGTGGTCCTGATCCATGCGGGCGACGCACGAGCCGACGTGCTCGTGCATGGTCCCGAGATCGGGGCCGCACTTGCGGCGGTTCGAGTACTCCGTGCGCTCTTCAAGCGCTGCGGTGTGAAGAACACCGTGGCAATCGAACTCTAGGCGACCGCGGTTGGCAGATCCGCGTATGTAAAACTGCCACACACAGGAGGAACGAGCCATGTCCGCGATCCCGATGCCCACGATGGTGTACGTGCCGCAGGAGATGACGCACGAGAGCGTCAAGGACTTGAGGCTGATGCTTCGGCATCAAGATGTTCGTATCGTGCGCTCGAACGATAGCAGCATTCGCATCGAGGGTGATGCGCTGCGTGCTCCGCGTGTGCAGGCAGCGCTCGGCACGCGATGGTATAGCCGCAACATGATTGACGGCGCTACGCAGTACAACATCTGGCAGCGCGGGCAAGCGCTCAAGGATGCCCTTGATGCGAGGGCAAGGCGCGAGGGGGCCGGTCGGCTCTGGGGCGATGAGACACCCGAAGAGATGCGCCTTGATGAGGCCATGGGCGGAAGGCACTTCGCGTGGCAGCCCAATGTGCTGGGGCGGATCGACGCCATCGCCACCACGTGCCCGATGTGCTTTGCGAGGACCACTTATGGCAGTGCATGCAAAGTCCATGCGCACGAAGTGTACCGCGAAAGGTTGCGCGAACAGATCCGCGAGGCAGAAGCGGAGGCACTGGACCTTGAGAGGCGGGCGGTCCGTGCGAGGGCATGGCTCGACAGGCTGCGCGAAGAACTGGAGGCTGCCAGTGCCTAAGCGTGCACCGAGTGGTCGCACAGAAGGGCCGCATACGATGACGTACATGATCTATGTGCCACGCAAGTGGCGCATAGTTCTTGATGCGTGGCGCGAGGCCATTGCGCGCAGTGATCCACACATGCGGATCTACATAGGTGCCACGCTCAAGGAGGACGTTGGCTATGTAGGCATTACATGTGTGGACGACGCCGTCGCGGAGGCATTGACCGCGTCGCTCTGCCGTGCGTTTGAGGCACGCATGAAGGGCACAACATGGATTGCGCTCGACAGACCATAAGGAGGCACAGGATGGCAGACACATGGCGCATTCTGCTCTCGGGCATCAAGTTCGACATGGACACTGCGGCCGATCCCGACATGCTTGAGGAGGCATACGTGCTAGGGCTTCCCAAGTGGGCAGTCATTGAGCCTCAAGACGTGAAGCACTTGGGCGCGCAGTTTGCGGATGCGATTGACGCGGCAGACGATGGCTGGCTCGTGACGGAGAGCCTCGCGTTCGTCACAGAGACCTATGGGTTCTGCATTCTTGACGCAACCATCGTGCTGGAAATCTCGCGCGAAGGTAAGACAATCGACGTTGTGGCATTGGCACAAGGAGGCAGGGCATGAGTGACTACATGTGGAGGCGCAAGTTCGTGCTTGCGGGGCGTGCGCTTGGTCTCATCATGCGAGAGTGCACGGGAGATCCGTACTCGCATGTCAAGAACATTGTCAACAGGTTCACGGATGCGCTAGCCGATGAGCGGCCGAGTGGCATTCGGCACTTCGACAGCATCTATGTGCAGTATGCGTCACCTTATGACAGTGGCTTCATGCCACGCGAGAAGGTAAACATTGGCCTCGCGCTCAACATGAACGCATCGTACTCAGTCATGCAGGGACGCTTGCCACAGCACCCTGCGATTGTCACGCATCAAGACTTGCTTGAGGATAGCCACTATGCGAAGTGGCTTGTCTACAAGATGCGCGGGCAAGACTTCTTCGACGTGCGAGAGTGGCACGTCGATCTGTGCCTTGAGGAGCCAGACGAAGATGTGATACACAAGTGGCGGCTCGCGGAGGACAAGGCCATTGCATATGCAGTGGCTCAATCGGAACAGACCGCACTGTCGGTGGGAGAATAGAGCGCATGTACACATACAGCAACCTCGAGTACGTCGTAGAGATCCAGATGACGGATCGCACGCGGGGACAAGAGCATGTCCTCGACGACATTCGCGGGGCCGCCATAAGCGGTCGGCTCAGCCAGTACCTGCGCCCAGTTCCAAGCAGCATCTGGCTGCCGCAGTACAACCTCATGCGTCCGAGGTACTACGACGACGCACTTGAGGCATGGAAGGCCGACGCATGGGGCGGCATGGCCATTGATCCAGCACACGACACGAGCATCGAGATCGACAAGGACGACATGGTTACGCTGCGTCTGCACCTCACGCAGACCGCATGCGTCAAAGCGCCGAAGGGACTGATGCGCGACATTGCGCAGGCTGGCTGGCGCGTGCGGACCGTCGTGCACTGCCATGGCACGCCCATGGTGGAGCATTGGGACTGCTTCCTTACGGCGGGGGCAAGCCTCGGTGACTTGCGAAGCGCCGCCACTCTGAAGCGAGGACGCGCATGGGCGCGTGAGGCTGATGGCTTCATGCGCGGGATGGATTCTGTGTCCAAGAGCAGCCACTCGTGGCGGGGCATCGTGTGCCTTGGCGAGTGCGAGAGCGGGTTGTACTTCTCAGGCGACATGCGTAAGGAGGTGCACGCGTGAACATAAAGCGTTGGAGGCGCTACATGAAGGGTCTGCGGCACGCACGGGGGCTTGATGCCGAGGCGACTGGAAAGGAGGCAGTCGTGTACGTCTGGAACCCGGAGGTAATCCGGGGCATCCTTGACGTGCGGCTAGATAGCGCGCGTGTCGAAAGCGCAGACATTGTGGAACTCTACCACACGCTCGTGCCACTGGTGCAGAGAGAACTTCAATATGCGCGCATGCGTATTGACGAAGTTGTGCTCAGCACTTTGCATGAGTACTGCGAGAAGTACAAGGAGGCCAATGATGCGTGACTTGTTTGATGTGACCATTCCGGGTGTACCAGAAGGCTGGTACGAGACGCTTATGTGCGACATCCAATGGGATATCACTGCGCCCATAAGCGTGTACGATGCCAACTATCAGCCAAGGAACACGGTAAAACCGGAGATAAAGTACTACAGCCTCACGCCTAAGGACTGGCGCGAAGTGAAGAGGCTGCCCCGTGCGCTATACGTGAGGTATCCGCTCGACAAGGGGATCACGCCTGACTACATGACCCGTGTGGTTGAGGACCACTACGGGTGGTACATCTCTGGGGCAACGTGGGCGTCCGCGATGCGAGAGACATGGAACGTGGCCGCAAGGGACGCGGATGCCCATGGCGTGAAGACTGCGTGGATACGAAAGGGGGTGCTGGTATGGCGCTAAGTGTGGAGATCTATCCTCGCATAAGCGGGGAGCGGTGCGAGGAGAATGTGGGTGGTTGCCGCATCGTGGCGGTCTGCACACAAGATCCAGAGCACTGGTGGGACTACGAGACCGTCACATGGCGGATCACCAAGCACAATGGGAGGAAAGTGGCCACGGTTGGCCACTTGGAGTGCACGCATGGCAAGACCACGGTGAGCGTGTCGCAAGTTCGTCCCACGTGGGATGACCTCACGTGGTTCGAGAGCGATGGGGTCTCGCCCACCACGTGCGAGGAGGCGTGCGAGGTGGAGCCAGATGGCTCATGTGAGCACGGCCACCGTGCATGGACGTGGCTCGCAGTTGGCTTTGCCTAGTGACCATATGCACAGTCACTAGTGTGTGTACGCATGGCGCATGGGAGGACACAAGAGCATGGCACTGAGCATCTTCGCGCGGGTCGGGCGGGCAATCAAGCGTGGGCTTGGGCTGCACATGATCGACGCGCAAGGTGTGGTCACCTTGCAGGAACTGCACAAGGTGATCGACGAGATCAAGGCACTCAAGTACGAGGTGCAGGTCCTCGGTGACGACGCGCGCATGGGGCGCATTCATGCTGCCGAGCATCAGGATAACCTGTTCAACCAAGTGAATAATGCGTACGCCTCGATCCTCGACCTTCAGGTGCAGATTTCCGACATCAAGTACAAGATCGGTGAAGTTGTCGATACTAGGACGCAAGTCTACAAGGTGGAAGACAGCATCAGCACTGTCATATTCGTGCTCGAAGAACTCAAGTCAGACATCGCAGGCGTGCGCGATGTGGTAGACGGGCTTGAGACTGACCCTGTTGGGAAGGTGGCGGAGGCTCTGGCCGAGGCCGCACGTAACTTGGAGGTGCGATAACATGGGCGGCATTCGTGGCGACGAGACGCTTGATCCGAGCCTCATGTACGTGGCGCATGGGAAGGCCGTGCCCACGTATGGGGCACTGCTTGAGTTGGCCCATAAGTGTGGCCTCACTGGCATCAAGACCATGCTCGTGCAGGCACCGGGACCGACAAACGGCGGTCTCGCAATCGTGCACGCGACTGCCGTGTTTGTGGTGGACGGTACGTTCGCTGACTACACGGGTCTCGGCGATGCAAGCGTCGCAAACGTGGGCCGCGGGGTTGCCCCGCATATCGTGCGCGTGGCTGAGACTCGTGCAAAGGCGCGGGCGTTGCGCGACGCATTGTGCATTACAGACGCCGCCCTTGAAGAGATGGGCGGGGCCGATCTTGTGGGCGATGACAAGCACATGGTGATTGAGGATATTCCAAGTGCACCTAGCGCCGTGGCATTCGCACCCAGTGCCAGCGAAGCGCGGCCAGCAAGCGACAAGCAAGTCGCGTACTTGAGTACACTGGCGGCTCGTGCGAAGACAAGCCTTGATGCACTGGGATTCGATGGCACAAGCACGAGTGCAAGCGCACTGATTGAGCGCCTGAAGGGAGGAAAGTAAGGTGACGTATGAAGAGGCACGGGCGGCGGTCCTTGCAGAGGCACGCGAGGCACTCAAGGCACGGATCGACATAGCACGGAGCCGGTCCCAAGAGGCTCGGGCCATGAGTCGTGCGACCATGGGTCTCGATGGGGCGGAGAGTGCACGCGAAGTGGACACGGTGGTTCGTGGCCACACACGGGTGTTGCCGGGCTTGCAAGAGGCACTGGGTGTGCTGGCACTCTTGGCAGAGAATGGAGGCAAGTAAGTGGCAAAGCGCAAGTATTCGTACTTGCAGTGGCACGCGACGGGTGGCTACCCTGTCGTGCCGGGCACAAGCCATGGGCTATTGACTCGCACAAGCAAGATGCCATCGAGATCATGGGGCATACCCGCACTAGGGAGCCTCGTGACTGGGAGCGATGGCGGCAGGCTCGCGGTGCGGACATGCTCTGGTGCTGTGCTCAGGCACAAGAGTCTGAATGTGGCCGACAGAGGGTTCGTGGCCGAGGACATTGATCCGAAGCGCTTCGTGTGTAGTGTGTGCTATCCGAGGGCCAAGACGAGCCACTACAGATACGCACCGGCCAAGGCATGCCACAAGGCGCGGCTTGAGTGGACCCTGCGATGCCTTGAGAATGAGCATAGCAAAGACTACTGGGTGGCATATGTGGCAGAAGCCATGCGCTGGTCTGCCAATGAGCGTGGCACTGGTCTCGTGCGCGTACACGACCAAGGCGACTTCTTCAGTGCGGCCTACGCATGGGCGTGGGTCGCTGTCGCCGAGACCGTGCTCTTGCATGAGCCAGACGTGCGGCTCTGGTTCAGCACGAGGAGCCACTACAGGCGCGGAGACATGAGCGAGCACGAGGCACGCGAATATGAGGGCACCATGGAAGCCATGCGTGCACTCGATGGGCTGCCCAATGCTGTGGTGCGGCCGAGCGCACTCGTGACTGTGTACGGTGACGAGGAGGCCTTGTATGAAGGGCTGCACTTGCCGCCGGAGGTGCCGGGCCTGAGCGCAGGCACGATGGTGCTCATTGATGGGGTGCCTGTGCCAGATGGCGTGCACTTGTGTCCGAGCCATGAGCAGAACAGCAAGTGCTTCGGCGCAAGTGTTGGCGGCGTGGACTGCGACACGTGCTGGAAAGGGCATGTGCCCGTCGCATACAAGGGGACCGGCGACATCAGGCGGGAAAAGCCACTCACGAAGGAGGTACATGATGAGGCACTGGTCGGGGTATAAGAACTGGCAGACCCACGCCATCATGACATGGGACATCATCGGACAAGATCTGGCCACGCTCAATGCCATCGAGGACACTGTGCACAATGCGCTCATGCGTGGGCCTGATGACTCGATGGCTGACAGGTACCTTACGCACAGTGAATGGCTCTTGCAGGAGGTGGGGCGCATCATCAAGGAGGCCCTTGAGGACGATGCCATGCTCGGTGTCTTCTCGCACGCACGTGTCTCAGACGATGCGCGCTGGGTCGAGGACATGTGGCGTGGCACGTTTGATGACGTGGCATGGACAGAGATCGCCATTGCGAGCATAAAGGGGTCCGAGACGTGGGCTAATGCAAGCGAGGCATGGCAGGAGGAGATTGATCGTAGGTACAAGATTGAGCATGGGCGCGGGGCTTGACATCCGTGGCATGAGATTGCTAGCATCACGACAGAAAGGGGCGCACTATGTCTACAAAGCGCAGCGCATGGAGCAACACGAACAGCGAGTTCCTTACCGTGCCTCAAGTGGGGCGGCTTCTCGGCATCCCGTATAACACGGTGCTCAAGATGGTCAAGACGGGCGTGATCCCCGGCGCGTTTCGCATCGGGCGACGCACCCTCTACAAGCGGGCCTCAGTCGAGGCATGGCGCACGAGTGCCTAAGGCACGGGCGCGCACACTCGGCATCCACTGGCCGTCCCAGCAATGGGGCGGCCTTGCTGTTTCTGGCACACAGGCCATAAGGCATAAGGCACACAGGCACAAGGAGACACAAGCTATGGGCGCTCGTGAATGGACTGCGGAAGAGACCCTTGAGCTGGCGCTGCTCTTGCATAGTGGCCTCAGGCACCTTGCCTCTTATGACGAGGACAGGGCACGCAAAGAGAATGAGGTCGGCTTCAATGCACGCGACACGGAGTTTGGCCATAGGCTTGCGGGATCTGATCCGCATGGCTGGTCCCCGAAGATGATCGAGATCGCATTCAAGATGGCCCGCACGTATAGCCGCACTCAGTTGCGTGGCCTCGGCATCGACTGGTCTCGGCCGTATGTTGCGACAGAAGCGGCAACCGACGCATGGCGCAAGGGATCGAGGCCTGCCATCGCGCGAGTCGTCCTTGGCAAGAATAGCCGGGGCGAGGAGGGCATGGTCTTTGAGTTCACATATAGTGCGGCCCATGTGGCGAGCCTCAAGGCTGCTCGCGCATGGTTCATGCCGGAGAGGACAAGCCGCGGGGCTGGCGCATTGTCCGCATGGTGGGCGGCCTTCGACAATGTGGCCGCACAAGAGCTTGCCCAGTCTGAGGGCTGGGACATGAGCGACGGCATCATGCTCAAGATTGCAGGTGCTGTCTCCAAGGCACTTGGGCTACCGAGAGTGCGAGGGCCGCAGGCACCAGATGCACTTGACTTCACGGGGCTTGAGTCCCTTAGGCCCTTTC